ACTATCCCATAAACATGAGATAGTCAATATAAAAATGGTAATTATTTTGAAGTAAGCAGTAATGCTTCTTCACGTTTAAAACCAATTCCTAAAGTACCTTTCATAATACCATCTAATCGGTTTAACATATCTTTAGAGCTGCCTTCTTCATATAAAGCATCAAACATACAATCTTTGATATGATCTAATTTATTAACTTCTTTAAATTCTTTCATAGTTTTGCATTTTTGATCTGTCATTTCATTTACAATTGATCTTAAACACTCTTCAATTTTAGAATTTTCAAAGACTTCATTATGACTAGGCAACAGATATTCTTCACAACCTTGTTTTTTAAAAATTTCAACAAGTTTTTGTGTTTTTTCAATCCTTTCTTCGTTTAATTTATTTCTTGCTTTTTCATAGTCTTCTGAAAGTTTGATTACCTGTTTATCAATGCTTTCAAAAATTTTTTTATAAAAATCAATTTTTAAAGTTGATCTTATTTTTTTTGAAACAACATCATAAACTTCATCTTTTTTTGATTGTAGTTCCATTTCTTTAATTTTCTTAATTGGGCTAATTAAAGACCATATTTTATTTCTATAATGCTCTATTTGATATTGTTTTAATTGTGACATAGTATTTATCCTTTCTTAATATTATTCTTAATTAAATAATATAATATCCCATAAACATACTATTTATACAATGTCAAGCTATTTATTTTAATATTTTTTGTTGGGAAAATAAAAAATATGCCCATAATATATATAACAAGATGTTAATTTTATTAAAAAGTTAACCATTTAATAAGTAAGAGAAAGAAGAAAAATATGACATTTGAAGAAAAAAGACAAATTATTGAAGAATTACTTAAAATTCAAAAAGGTAAACACCTTATTGATATAAGACAAGATGAAATTGAATTATTGGCAACATTAAAAGCTAGTAGTCAAGAAAACATTAAAAGAATAATTAAAGAGTGTAGAGAAACGCAAGACGCTTATTTAATAGTTTTGGCTAATCACATAGAGCGATTTTATATTGCTCAAATGGTTGAAGAATTAGATAGAGAACAATTTGAGAAAGAATTAGATGAAAAAGAAAGCATTGAAAGATCTAGCACTAGACATTAGAGCTAATAAAGTTTTTACATCATGGCAAGTACCTCAAAAACAATACTTGCCTTTGATTTTTATGCCTATTGCTCTTGGTGGTTTTAAAAAAAGTTGGGTATTTTTTTATTCCTATTTTGATAATCAAATACAACACCCAAGATCAGTAAGTGGTTATCCAATTTTTTCTACAGTTGGTGGTCTTAATAAAAAAGATATGTTGGAACTACATAAAATTTTATGCCATCTTGAAGAAAAAGAGAACGAGGCAATCAATGATTATTAAGTATTATGTGTGGTCTCATAGCCCGTGAGTTCTTGTGCTAAATCTTCCATTTCCCAATCATTAATATTTTTATCTTTAATTTTATCATAAAAATTTTTAACAGTTTTCATTATTTCTGTATTTTCATTATGGTCAATTTTATTTCTTAGATGCCATTTACCAAGACAAGATAAGTGATTTCTTAATTTTACAGTAAAATATACATAAGGATCTTTAGAAACTCTGATTCTAGTGTAACCTTTATGACCAAGATACAAACTTGAATAATAATTATCTTTAATATAAGGTTGTTTATATTTTTTCATTTTCCAATGTCGCCCGCAACATGATGTCTTATAAAAGTACCATAAGGCAAGGTTTTAACCCATGCTGTTAATTTTTCATGATCTGATCTATCTTGTTTTCTTTTCGTTGTATCTTGCCAAGCGAATCTAGTAAAACCTTGACCAGCATAACAACCGCCTTTTTCTTTTTTACCAACTTTATTTTTTTGAGAACCATGCGCAACAAACTTAATAATATAATCTCTATTCATTCTTGCGCATAAAGGTTTACCAGAACCACAATTTTGACACTTTATTTTTTCATTGTATTCAGCAGGGCAACGAACAAATCTTACACCTTGTATATTATCAACTTTATCGGTCATAGTTTCAGGCGCTGTATAAACTGTATCTCTTTTATCATTAAAACTATTCAATGCTTGAATGAGTGTATCAGCGCTATAATTTATCACAGTTTTATTTTTTTTATTTCTTGGTAATTTTTTAAAATCAAAATGACTATAAGTCCATGATAAACCATTTTTAACAACCGCATTTAAAAGGGCTGCTAAATATTTTTTATCAATGCCTGATGCTGATTGTTTAGTATTTGGATTTAATGCACAACTTTTAGGACAAGAACCATACATTGTAGCCCCTGATCTATACGTAGTAGCAATATTGCCTGTTTTTCTATTTGTCGAAGTATTCACTAATTTTAACATAACTATCCTTTCTAAAGGGCTATATACAAGGATAAAAAGATATAACCCTTGAATCCCATATAGCTATAATAAATTATAATTCAAGTATTGACTTTTATATTTATATAATTAAATGGGATAGTGTAAGTAATTTAATGATAGGGTTAGACGTAACTATACAGCGATTACTTACAAAGGCGATACAGTAATCCTGTATGATAATGATAACGTGTCCAATTAGGATAGACATTATTAACTAAAGAACTGGAATTGTTAGTTGTGAACTTTCAAGGGCTGATTACTCAGTACAAAGTTTAGAAGTATACGCTAAAGTGTCAGCCCTATAATAAATAAGAAAGAAAGTAAAAATGAGTAAAACAGAAATGTATAAAAACTATGAAATAAAAATATGGGAACAAGAACCTAATGTCTCTTATGAATATGCTTTCACTAGTGATAATCCGCCAAATGTTGATAACATAAAAGGAAGTCACGGTTATGAGGTTTTTAATCCAAAAGGAAAAAGTATTTTTAAAGATACTTGGGATATGTGGGACGAACAAGCTTGCATAGATAACGCCTGTCAAGAGATAGATGCAGATTTAGAAAGGAAGTAAAATATGATTAAAAAATTATTAAAAATTTTTAAAAAACCAAAACCAAGTTTAATTTGGTTACATATAGAAAATAGACAATATTATGGTGTTATTGGTTGGTTAGCTAATGACAGAAAAACATTTGTAAAAGGGAATGATAATTTTAACAGGTTAGGTATGAAATGAATAAATTAAATATTGGATATTTAAGTGAGGTTCTAAATGAAACTGTGATTCCAGAAAAAAATTCAGTGTATGACAAATGTCTTTATGGATTATACGAAGATGCACCTGTCATGAGAGCAAGAATTGAATATGTTTTAGCAGTTTTTGATATGCCTAATGATGTTAGAGAACAATTAGAAGATATAAGAGATAATTGAAAGGAGTAAAAATGAGTAATTGCTACGATATAGAAATTAAAATGAATTATTTTGATGAGTGCGATTCATATGAAGATATGCTTGAAAAGAAAAAAGAATTTTTTGATGAAGCTAAAGATATTATGAATTACTTTAACAAAATAGCAAGAAGCGAAAAAGTATACTTTGAACATAAAGAAAATGCTTTTGGCGATACTTATGAATACTTAAATGACCCAATTGGAAAGGAATAAAAATGAATAAACAAAATTATGTTGCTTGGGCTTATAATGAAGCTACATTTGAAATAGCTGAATTATTTTTGGAAGCAATTAATGATATGTTGAAAAAACATAATTTAAAATTGGATTACCATTTTGATGATGACCAAGAAGAATGGGATTACAAAGTGGTAATGGAAATACAAAAAGGAAAATAAAATGCCAAAGTTTACAATAATACAAACTTATAAGATGCAGGACATTTGGAAAAATGTTGAAGCAAAAAATAAGGAAGAAGCAGTTGATATCTGTATGGCCGGTAGAGATGTAGATGAAAACAATCCAGACTATACCAATGACATCATTGAAATATATCAAGAAGAACTTCATTATGTGGGAGGAGAAAAATGACTATTAACACAGGACATAAGTGTATTGAGTGTCATGAGGACACCCGATTTGGAAGTGGGCGTTTTGTTAATAGAATTCCTGCAGAGAATGATGAGTATGAGGGATATCTTTGTTTTGAATGTCAATGTGAAGAGTGTGATCAATGCCAAGAACTGACAGCAGATAATATGTTTAATGATGATGGAGATAATCTTTGTGAGGATTGTTATATTGAGCAAGTAAACAAAGGTCTAACATCTGACAAATATGGAATATTAGAGGAGGAGAGGAATTAAATGTTTTTGTATCTCTTTTTAAATTGGTTAGGTGTTATTGTGTTGATTCTTTATGTTTATCTTCAATTGAATCGATAACTTCATATTCAGCGTTAACAATATTATTATCCCGTATCTCTTTTAACTTTGATTCAAGTTCTTTCCTGGTCATATTATCAAGGGATGCGGTGACTACCTCTTTTCTGTCAACATAAAATCCTGCTAATTGACCTCTTCTATATTCGGCTACAACTGCCGGGCCAATCTGTCCATTTTCAACTGCCTTTTCTCTCAATCTAGCTAATTCTCTTGAATGTCTTACAACATCTACTTTTGTTGCTTCTGCATATTCTCTTTGTAAATTTTCAATTGCTTCTACAACTTTAGGATAATACTTTGGATTACGAAGATTACAAGCTGCTGCAGTTGCACTTTTTTCTGAATAACCGGCTTGTTTTGCACACTCAGTAGGTGTTAATCGACCATTTTCGGCACAAAAGATCTCAACAAAAGCTTTTTGTTTTGGACTTAAACCATCTCTTATTTTTGGCATATTATCCTAATTATATGTATTTTTTTCAAAAGGTATATATATATTTTACCCTACTAATTTATAAAAATCTTAATACGGTTTTAAATATCCCAATAGTGTAACATATATAAAATGGTGCTGTTACATAGGTGTTACATAAAAAGATAATAAATTCAGTAGTTTAGTTTATTGTAACACTGTAACGTGTGTAACAGGGGGGTAATGAGTAATTTAAAATTGGTTAGGGCTAAAATAATCTATACTTATTAAAAAGAGGGAGCTCGTAGCTGAAAGGGTTTAACTACGTTAGAACCAGCTCCCCCTTGCACACAATGACGATTTAACGGGGTTATGGAAGAAATTGGGAGTTAGAGGCCCCGAACCGTCTACGACTAAGTCACGACTGTGTGTCACCGCCTTATCATTCCTCGCTCCCGACTTTAAAAGGGTGGCTCACCCTTAAACTCAACAACAGGTTTACCCTGCATAAATTTTGTAGTTTTTAAATCCATCACCGTCTTGAATCTCAAGAGGCGGTCCGAAGTACAAGCTGAAAGACCCGTTTCCATCGTCCCAAGTTTGTTTAAAGTGTTTATCCTTCTTAACTTCGCCCTGCGAGTCACAAACTTTACATTGTTCAATTGCTTCTTCTGCTTCAAATTTAACTCGTACATATCCATTACCTCTACAATTATGACAAATCATTTTTCTCCTTTCAAAATATCATTATTTTCTTCAATTTTATCTCTAAGTTCTTCTGCTTCTTGTTTAAGAAAAAAACCTCTTTTCTCAAATCTTTTTCTTTGCAGTAAAAAACTTTCTTTAAATTTACCGTAATCGTGATTGTATTTATCGGCAATCCTTTCAGTATTTTCTAGTTGTTGTTGAATTCTTTTGTTTTCATTAATTCTACTTAATCTATCATTATACTGACGCATCAAATGACTTCGATTCTTAAATGCTTTCAAGCCCTTCTCTGTCTCTAATATGCCTTCTGCTAAATCGACATACTTTTTCACTTGGTCCATTTTTTACACCTCCTCCTTAACCGTGGTCCGTGATAC